AACTCCTGCTTCTGTAGCAGTGAATGTATACCCACTAATTCCTGAAGTAGACGCCATAGTACCTGTAGCAGATCCTTTTGAAGAACCTACTGCAACAGGTGTAGTACCACCACCACATAGATACTGAGTTACTGTTCCTGAATTATAACAGTTAACTAATATACTTCCTGAAAAGTTTGCAAAGGCCACAGTACCGCCGATACTTAATGTTACTTGATTAGACACAGAACTAGCATCAACGGTATAGTTACCAGGAGTAACTGCACTAATACGTGTACCAGCTGTGACAGTTCCGGCAAATGTTGCATTTTGTGTATGATCGATTTTTAGTGCTTGAGTCAATACACCGTTACTAGTTGCAGTGCTAAATGTAATAGCCCCGGGTACTTTTCCACTACTAACTGTGCCATCAACAATAACAGCTATTTGCCCAGCTAATTGAGTAGCCGCGCCATCGTATCCATATGCATTTATATTTGCTAATCCATCATTTTGAACAACAACTGTTGGAGTTTGATATGTTCCTCTATTTTTTGTTAATCTAATAGTTGCCGCATTTGCGTCAGTATAATAATTAGTTCCTGAAAATACATAACCACTAGTACCACCTGAAACAGTTTGTGTTACTTTTACAGATCCAGTACCGGGATCAGTTCCAGTAGTAGGTCCGATTGATAAGATACCTGTATTTACTAGACGCATTAAGCTCAATTGTTGCCCGGAAGTATTAGTAACAGTGAAAAATAACTCTCCAGCTATAATACCTGAATTGTTTGTAGGAGTTGCTACAACATCGGCACTAATACTAGCCGCAAGCCCGTATTGAGTTCCATCGTAACCATACCAGTCAAAACCTCCAATGCTATCGCCATTTGCAGACGCAGTAGGAGTTATATTAGTACCTCTGGCTCTTCTAATGGTTATTGCATTACCAGTAGTTCCGGTATAAAATGTATCTGCAATAATTACATTTCTGTTGCTATTATTTGCAACAACTTGGATAGTACCGTTAACGTTTTGTAATAAGTTAGCAGTTTCGTTCCATGTCATACTAGAACTAGGACTTAATGTTGTTCCGTTACTAGCCCAATAAGCTAAACTATTTGCAGTACCTGATTGAATTATACTTGGATTACTAATTGTAATAGTATGTGTAGTGCTATTGTAAGAAATTAAAATATTACTAAGTACACCTCCTTGAATCATAGCACCGGCTGCATCGGCCGCACGGTAAACGGTAAAATATTCATTATTTCCAAGTCCGCCACCTTCTGGAATAGAATTAGTAGTAATTGATACAGCACCGAATAATCCGTTTATACTTGATACACCGGCCGGATTTCCGCCTGCCGTTAACCCATCACCTATGTAAAGAGGAGATACGTTTTGTGAGGAATAATCTGTAACATATACTAACTCGCCTTGTGCTGGAGTTATTGTTGTTCTATTTGAGTTTGTTCCTCTTCTTAATTGTAATGCCATTATTTTTTCTCCTACCTTAAAAGGTTCCTAAATCAAAACTAGTGTTCAATGGTGAAGTAAATGTACCTTGATCGCCAATTGATCCTGACAGAATAGTATTAATTTGATTGTTAAGTGATCGAACATCTATTCCCCAAACTGTTGTTTCTATATCGCCAGCACCAGTAATATTATGGCCGTTTAATGATAAATTATTTCCTAATTGCGGATTAGAATCTGTTATTAAACTTGTCGATCCTGCTATGTTTACAGTATTACTAGTAGATGATACTGTAATAGTTCCACTGCCTGTTATACTTTTAAAACTTAATATCCCAGCAGTTTCTGCTGAAAATATACCCTGTCCAGCTCCGATATTAGTGCCATTAAATGTACTAAGTTGTGTGTACAAATCAGTAAAATTACTATTGACTTTAGTAAATGCCGTACGCAAATCATCACCGGTTCCGTCGTTTGCGTATGTTCCTAAGTTAATTGTCTGTTTGGTCATATTATTCTGCTCGTTTTAGTATTTACCAAGTTCCAGCTGGATATGTCATGCGTACCCAAATATTAACTGTTCCAGTAGTATAAGATGTTGTGCAGAAATAAATGTAAGTGCCGTCAAACGCCATCATTCCTGCTGTATCGCCTGATTTTCCTGTACTGTGTGTAGGAGGAGTCGCCTGGGGATATAAATCAGTAAAATTGTTGTTTACTTTAGTAAACGCTGTACGAATTGGATCCCCAGATGTGTCGTTTGGACTGGCACCCGTGTTGATAATTTCTTGTGTCATTATACTCTCCCTACGGCTACTTCGATAACTCCGGCTTCACCGTAGTCTTTGTCTTGTAATGCTTTACCAAGAACTGCACCTAATGTTGGATTTAATGCCTTAACAGCATATCCAGGTGTTGCACTTGTTGTTAACATATCACCTTTTTTAACACGACCAACTACTTTAACAGGAACACGACCAGCTAGTGCAATACAAACTGCAATACCTGTTTGTTCTTTGTTCATTACGTAAGCTGGATTAGTAGTTACTACACCTGCTAAACGTGTATCATTAATTTGGTCAGTTGTTGTAACTTCCTTATCACCACCAAATACTAATATTGTACCCGGCTCGTATTGTTGATCACCTTCGTAATTTTCTGCCAAGTCAGCGTATGTTGCTTGTAATGTACTATTATTTCCAATATTCCATGTACCAGTGATTTCGCCAACTGTGCTAGCATTTCCAGTATTGAGAGATGTTGTATACAATACTCCAGATCTTGTGTCTAAACCATAATTTGTTCCAATACTAGAATTTCCATACAATGTAAATGTTAATCCAGTAGTTGTAGTACCTGTAGTTGTAAGAGCGGCATTTCCTGCACATGCATGTACATAAGTATCAGTAATTTGAATATTAGTGGTACTTGTAACAGCCATGATATAATAAGTATATCCAGAAACAATACCACCTGCATTACCAGATAATGTTCCAGATACGGTAATTGCTTGACCTATCAAATAAGTTCCAGAAGTAATAGTTAACTGTCCTGCTGGTCCAGTTACTGAAACAGAAGTTATCGTACTAGTAGTTGATGTAATAGTACCTGCAGATAAAGTTCCGCTAGTAGTATCGATACTACTACCGCTATATAACTGCCATTTACCTGTTAATGTACCAACAGTAGTTGTACCGCCTGAACTTAAATTATTAGAAATTAGAGTACCGCCTAATGCACTAACATTAATAGAACTGCCATTGGCAACTTGCCAAGCACCTGTCAATGTTCCTGGGCTGGAAGCCAACGCTCCTGCTTCGATAGAACTAGCATATAAGTTTCCAGTAACAGTAACTCCGCCATTCAGCGTAGTTATACAACTTGGACCTGACTGATCTTGCGAAGTCATAAACGTAAATTGGCCAGGTGTAAAATAACTTATTGTACTACTTGCAGTTGAAACAACTTTATTACTACCGAAATAATAAGCAGTAGACGAAGTAATATTACCGCTATTGTCTGTTTTAACAATCGAATTCAATCCGCCAGTTGCAGAAACTGGTGTTATAGAATAACCAGTACCAGTGCCAGTTTGAGTAAGAACACCACTGCCGCTGAACGATGATTGGAACATACCGCCGCCATCAGTTATTACATTGGCAGGAGTAATTGTTGTTGGACTTGTTGAATTTCCGCTACGATTTCCTAAAATAGTTCCAGTGGCAATTTGTTGAATGTTTGAAAGAGTAACACCCGTGGTTGCTAGGCTTATTAATCCACTTGAAGATGTAAATTGATTACTATTGTAAACTGCTACACCTAAATTAGCTTGAGTAATAGATGCACCAGTGATACCTGTTGCAGTCTGGCTAATACTTACGGTCCATGTACTAGAAGAACTAGTAGCAGTTCCTACAGATGGTCCTGAAACAATAACAGTATTAGATTGTACAGTACCCCCACTTAGCACCATGCCAACAGCTAATGTACCTGCATTTGCAGTAATACTTAAAGTAGTGCCACTAATAGTTCCAGCAATAACTACACTAGTTGCTGGCAATGTACTTGCAGAATTTAATGATATTTTGCTTTGTGCAATGGCAGCAGTCGAGCTTACCATACTATTAACAATAACACCGCTTTGAATAGTTGCCGTTAAATAACCAGGAGTGTATGTTCCAGTGTTATATGGTGTGTAAGAAATAGCAACTTGATTACTATTATTTGTGCCAGTCGGCGATACAGCATTAGTCCATTGACCTAATCCTGCATCATAGACTAAGAAGTTTCCACTAGCTTCCGTAGTAAATGTTAAAGTACCACTTGGAGTTGGACTCCAAGTAGCACTAACAGTAATATTTCCACTACCACCTGCTGATTGGTTAACTGTGACAATGTTTGCTGTTAATACAGTTTGCCCACCAGTAAATCCTGTTCCAGTAATTATCATACCTGGTTCAATGGTACCATAAACATTAACAAGTTGTACTGTATATATTGTTGGCCCACCGCTTACGCTAGATCCATTATAAGTTGCAGTAGCTTTTATAGCAACATCATTTAATTTATATAAAGAATTTAATGAAGCAGAACTACTATCTACGTAAGTTCTATTAACAGCATCATATATACTAGCGTTTGCACCAGTAGGCATTACAAGATTACCGATACTGTTGTTTGACATGTTGAGCGAACCTTTCATAGGTAACGCACCACTTAATGCCAAGAATCCTGGGCCGATTAAACTACTTGCCGCAACAGGGTTGCTAGATCCGTCTAATCCTAAACGATAGTTAATATAACCAGTAACAGCACTTTGTGTTGGAACAACATCTGATCCGTTTTCACTCATCGTTGGATCAGTTGCAAATTCTTGAATAACAACACCTTTCTTAAATCCTAAACCGCTCAAGTTACTTAACGCGATACTTGCACTAAATGTAACAGTACCAGTACCTTGGTCAACACGGAAGAAACGTCCTACGTTAAAAATACCATTTTCGTCTGTACTTACATAGAATACACGACCGATAGTTTCTTCTTTAATCTGTTGACTTTGTACCGGTAAAATAACAGGGTTACCGTAAACAGGATTTGGATAGTTACTAGTTACATAACCGCCAGTTCCAATTTGATAGAAATCATGTCCAGTTGCACGGCAAGTACTAATATTTTGTGTAATTTGTGCTGGAGCATTTTGAGCGTAACCGATACGCAATGTAGTTTGAAGAGTTGGATTAAATGGTTTACTAATACCAATACTTGTAGCACTACCACTAGTTACTTCTGCTTGTATTGTAGTTAAACTAGAACCGAAACTTCCACCATTAGCATTTGGGTTATATGGATAATATAATGTAATACTTGATGTTGTACTAGAAGCACAATAGTAGTAACCATTGTACAACCCATTTGTATTGCCGTTTACATAATAATATAAACCAGTTGTCGGAGCGGATGATTGTGTATTAATTGTAAATGCAACACTATAATATGCGGCATAAGATCCGCCGCCTCCTACTAAGGTTGGTGTTCCAGCACTTAGAATAGTTTCCTGAGCTCCATATCCATATGCAGGAGAATAGAAACTCAATGGAGTTACACCTGGAGATCCATTCGTTAATGCTAAATTAACTAACGGACTTGTTGCACTAATACTTACGGTAGACCCTACTACTTCTGTAATAGTATAAGTTGCAGATGTTGAAATATTTCCAAAAGTTGAACCACTAAATGTTATGACATTTCCAGCAGTTAAATTACTTACGGTTGATAATGTTACTAAATTATTTGTACCAGTAATAGATGTTGAACTTACTGAAAAGTTAGTACCCATACTGGTTTTAGTTTGCCATGTGCTACCAGCACCACTTCCACTAATATTGGCACTAATGTAAGTATATACATTACTGATAACTGAACCTGCCCCACTAGCAAAGCCTGAACTGCCTAAATTAGATCCGCTAGTTGTATATTGTACTGTAGTTGCTGTAGCCGCAGTTACAATATAATCGCCGTTATATCCTGTTGGTGTGATGCCTGTTACAGTGATAACTTGACCTACTGCAAAGTTTACAGTAGTTGTTGTAGCAAATGTTAATGTAGCAGTTGTACCTGAACTAGCAACTCCGGTAATAGCATATGAACCTAACTGTGCTACACCACTACCTGTTAATACCATACCTGATGCAACAGTTCCTGAACTAACTGTACCAACTGTGAATACACCACTACTATTAATTGTACTTGTAGCATCAACAGTTGTAGCTGTAACCGCAGTTGAACTTACAGTTCCAGCTGTTCCTGGATCAGTAGGATACAATAAACTCATTTGTAAAGTATCAACAGTCGAAGAGTTTGTTACAACGCTAACTGGACTGCTAGTAAGAACAGCAGTGATTACACCATTACCTGGAGTACTCCATGTCATAGCTGAGCCGCTAGCACTTGTAAGTGAAACTACAGCATCCGCTAATGCGTTACTATATGAACTACTAACAGTAATATTGTTACCACTAATACTAGCAATATAATAATTTGTAGCCGATACATACCAGCTCATTGCTACTCCGGTTCCTACAGAAACAGGTTGTGTAGTACCGCCAACTGTAGTACTAATTGTAATTTGATTAGTGCCTGTATTAATTGTTAAAATATAATAAGTTGCGTTAATAGTCAAACCACCGATAATGGTTCCACTGAATGTAATTGCTTGGTTAACAACTAAATTAGCAACATTGTTTAATGTAATATAATTACCAACATTGGTTGTAGAAGTTACTGTACCAGTTAATCCACCGCCAGTTAATCCGCCGAATGTTGTTCCACCAAACGTAATAGTTTGATACAATGACAATCCAGAAGTGCTTGCCAACGTAACTAAGTTTGTTCCAGTAGTAGTACTTAAAACGCTACCCGAATTACCACTGATAACAATGGTTGGTACACTTGTATATCCAACCCCAGGACTTATTAAAGAAACACTAGTAATTACACCATTAGTTACTGTCGCAGTGGCAATCGCTTGCGCTGATGCACCACCGCCTGTAAATGTAAGTGTCGGATTTTGAGTATAACCAGAACCTGCATTGGAAATTATAAGTTGTTGAACTGTCGCAACAGTCTGACAAGTAAGTGTTGCACCACTTGGAATCCAGCAAGCAGGATTTACAGTGAATGTATTACTATTAACAATAGATTGAATAATAGTTGCGCCACTTGGTGTAGTTGTTGTGCTAGGTATAAATGCACCAGTAGTAGTTGTAGTAACTACCATACCTACTGATAAACTAGAAGTTGATCCAGTGATTGTAATAGTTGAAAGATTTGTTATACCGGATACTTGATAATTTCCATTATAATTGCTGTTACTATTGCCTACAACAGTCAACATACTGTCAACAGGAGGATAAGATAACAGAGTGTTATATGGAATATTAAATGTTACTATTTTACTAGATGCACTGCCAGTTTCTAAAGTATTGCTAACATAAGTCATTGCAGAAACATTAGAGTTACCAGTAGCACCGATGTTTACAACAGGGTTAGAATCTAATTGTAAGTATCCATTAGTATTCGCACCACCAAATGTAATAGTTCCAGATGGTGTTGTTAATGCTGCCGAACTTAATATAATTGTAGATTGAACATTGCTAGTGCCAGGTAATGTAATAGTAGTTACACTACTAATAGTTTGAGTTCCATTAAATGCAGTATGAGTAGCATCTGTTACAATTTGTCCTACGGTAGGAGTTCCTGCTACACCTTGAACAACTAATGTGTATACACTTCCAACAGCAGTATAGCTGTAGTATTGACCAGTTGCAACGTATGTTGGTTGTACATATTGAATAATACGATGTGTACGACCGTTCCAACCAAATATATAAGTTCCAGTATTAATTTGCGAAATAGTTGGTGCGTCACTAATTTGCAATACTGCTACTTTATTATCTCCTGTTGTAGAACCTTGTGTGTTAGTTGAGAAATAAACTTTTCCTACTGGAAGTACAGTCGGAACAGGAGTGGCAGATAAAGTTAAAGTCCAAGTAGTACCAGACACACTTGCCGCAGTAACTTTCTGTCCATTCCATCCATAACCTCCAATATATGACCCAACAATGATTGGGCCGCCTGTTGTAGGTGTACCTGTTGCGACTTGATTCAATGTCCATGTACTTGTTCCGCCACCGCTAGCATAAGCTGAACCGCTAGCATTGGCAACGATATAAGTTCCACTTGTAACGCTAGTACCAGTAATAACCATTCCAGGAACAATTGTACCTGAACTTACTGCGGTAACAGTCAACGTTGATCCGCTTAGTGTACCTGTAAATGTTACAGTAGTTCCAGTAACACCAGTAATAGTTAATGTTGGACTGCTCCATGTAGATACTGTACCAGTTGCTTGAGTAACAGTTGTATCTGCTTGATTTTGATTTGTTGCATCAACTGTAAACAAATAGTAACTGAATGATTCATCAGTTTGTAATACAGATTGGTGAGCTGGTAATAATTCACCAGTCGATGCTGTTAATACATACGCAATAACACGATAGATAGAACCTAAATTATTAGAATACTGTAACGCAGTACTTGGACGAACTGGTTTTACATTACTAATATTGTAGAATAAAATATTCTGTAACGCACGAATAGTTACAACTTGCCCATCGTACAAATTATATGCTAGACCTGAACTGGTTGTATTATCAGTTCCAGCAGTGCTCAATGTCAATTGTAACACGTTTTGTCCGTTAATGGTAACACCAGTATGTGCAATTGTACTAATTTCGTAACGTGTGATACCACCGCCAGCTAACGTGTGATCAATTTCTAATTCACTAGTATTATAAGGAGGGTATGTGTAACCGATAATATAGACACTTAACGATTGGCTGCCTGAACTACTAGCAACCATTGTACCGTAGAATTTTCCTTGATTATAAACACGAGCACTTTGTACCATGTCTTGAGACATGTTAACAGCATTTGGTAACTCTGTGATATCTGAACCGGTAGCACGTAAACCGTATGTACCGAACGTATTTGAACTAGCGACAGCACGTACTTGAGCACCATTTAATGCCCAGAAACCTGTGTAGTTATAATAAGTGAATGTTGAAACTTGTTCTGTTAACCCAGTATTGGCACTAATGATACCGTAACCTAAATCGTTAACTTGTGTAAAGTCATTGGCTAACATTGAACGGTTACCAGCAGTTTCTAGATTGATACTAATACCTGCGCCATTACTTACATATGTTCCAACACTTGATAATATACCTGATGTACCACTAGTGATAGTAGTTAAATCACTATTACTAAGAGTCGGTAATGTTCTAGTCTCACCTAAATTCCATACTCCGTCGGCTACATAATCAGATAGAATTGTAACTAATCCAGTTAATTTTGTACTTTGTGTCGATGGACTTGCTGGAGTTTGAATAGATATATTTTGTGTTGCATTATTTCCTGTTGAAACTACGACTAATGTGTTTGCAATAATACTAGGTAATATTCCAGCAAGTCTAGCAAATGATGCTATACAAGTTGTTGTTGTAGCAGTTGACCCCAACACACTAGCACCACCGACCCAATATTGTAATGCAATATCATATGTAGAACTATTTCCACCATATAATAGGTCATACGTTAAACCGTCAATGATGTAACCAATATCTCTTTGTGATTTTAATGCGCTATAGCCTGATAATGCACTTACATTTGTGTAGTTAGCGATATATGCGCTGATTTCATTTTGAATAAATGATCTATTAGCTTGTAATATTCTCGCTGCCAAATAGTTGTCAGATGTGTATGTACTTCCAGTTGGTATCGGATATTGAGGTGTAGGAATAAATGCGGCCTGAGTGGAATTATTATCAATAGCATTTTCAATAATATTATTGATTAATAGAATATTATTATTTAGAATTTGTCCGCTTATAGTACTAATACTTAAATTGCCAATTAAACTTCCGGCATACGAAATAGCTTGAGTTAAAACTTCTTGTGGGAATCCAGATACATTGTAAGCAGTGAATGTATAATATAATCCAACTTTAACTGTATTATAGTTAGAATAATATGTACCAGTAATTGTTTCAGAGCTAATACTTAATGTAGTATTGATGCTCCATGTACTTCCAGTTCCAGTACCACTAATATTTCCAGTGATATAAGTTCCGGTAGGAATACCAGTTCCAGTTAATATCATACCAGTAAATATAGTTCCCGAAGTTAGTGTCCCAACAGTTAATGTTGTTCCACCAATAGAACTAGAACTCATAGTTGCTACAGAAGTCAACGCCAAATCATAAGCCAATGCTTGAATAATTTGCGATATATTGGTGCTTAAAGTAATATTAGAACCACCAAATGTAGTCGGAGGAATAAAAGGAGTTGCAGTATCTAATTGTATTACGACTGTGTAAGAAGGTTGATTGTAACTTAAAACATTATCAACTTGATATCGGAAACCTTGTACATAGAATGCTGTTGGAGTGCCCGGTGCTCTTACATCAAGACCGCTGTTCAACGAACCAGTAACAGTTAATTGATAACCACTATTAGCAATACCGGTAATTGTACCAAATAAACGTCCGGCAAATCCGTCAATTAACATACCTCCCGCAAACGTTTGCTTATTAATACTTTGTGAAAAACTAGCAGATTCTTGACAGTAAGGTGATTTACTTAGAATTTGTCCTTCCGGGTCAAATACCATCATGAAGCCGCCGTGCCCTTGTGCAGTAATCATACGAATACGTGTAGCATCATTAACAAGGAATACGTCCATTTGTTTATTATTCAATGGAGTACTTGTAATGTCTAACGGATCAGACAAGTAATGACGTCCGTAATTAACAGTACCGTACATGTGCCACTGGCCAGTCGCATATGTAGTTATGGCAGCGAATGGATAGATAACGGTACAATTCATAGTATTACCGCTTACTGTATTAATAACAGCCTTTCCATTAACTCCTGTATCACTAGTTGTATCTGTGATAATTAATCCTACCCAATTTGCTTGCGCTTGTCCGGCTCCTAATGTAACCGTGATGTTTTGAGTAGTACCGCTTAGTGTTAATGTAGTATTTGCTATAACTGCATAATCAGTAGCAAAGTTAATTAAACCTGTTTGTAGTCCATCCCATACAGATTGACGATAAAAGAATATACTACGCCAAGGACTTTGTGATATACGATTTAATGGACGAATAATTGTTCGACGGAAATCGTCTCCTGCAATAGTACATTGTGCTGGCAATTTGATTGGATAGTCTTCGTAGTAAATTCCGCTTTCTACAAAAATTGTGATATTTGTATCAGCAACACTAGCACCAAAATCTAATTGCTCACCAAATATAACAGCTCCGGCATTAATTGCTGATGTAAGAGGTTTATTTATAGTAATAGTATTACCACTGATTACAGTAACAGTTGATCCGGGAGCAATTCCGCTACCAGTTACTCCCATTCCTACTATTATATTACAAGTACCTAAATACGGAGTGGTATATGTTGTAGAAGCAACAGTTAATGTGTATGTGCTAATAGTTCCAGTAGCCGTAGTAGGAACATACTGAAAGAATGCCTGTGGCCGGCTCATACTAAACTTTATGGTGTCATAGCTTACGC